GGCTAAAACAGTTTATAACCCAACAGGTCAAATAAGAAACGTCACTTCTGCCATGGGGTTTTCTATAGCTAATGGTAATGTTCCAAATGGTAAATCGCTTTCTCAAGCTTTTGAAACTGTTTCTAAAAATATAAAAGACAAAGCTCCCACTGATCCTGACTTTAAGAAAACTTGGGAAGAGTATATTCAACGAGGAGTTGTTGGGCAGCAAGCTCAACTAGGGGAATTGAGAAGTTTAATTGATGAAGCTGCTGAAGTAGGAGTAGGTAAAAAACTATTTAATTTTTTACAGAACCAGCAAGATGGAATGATGGCTAAGCTTTATCAAAGCGGTGATGATGTTTGGAGAGTTTTTAATTACGAAACTGAATTAAGTAAATTAAAAGCCATGGTTACTAAGGCCCAGGTCAAAGGGAATCCTTTTACAATGAGGGCTAGTACTTTAGAGCAAATGAAAATTGCTCAATCTCGTTTTGGAAATAACTATAATAGAGAAAGCATTGATATCTCTAAGTTAAGTCGTAATGAATTAGAAAACTTTTTAAAAGAAGAGGCTGCTTTTGTTACCAGAGATGTAGTGCCTAATTACGCAAGAGTTCCAGAGATTATTAAGGGATTAAGAAAACTTCCTTTAGGTAATTTCATTGCTTATCCTGCTGAAATTATTAGAACTACTGGAAATATTGTTGGTCGATCTATAAAAGAAATTGCCAGTGATAATCCAGAATTAAGAGCAAGAGGTATTGAAAGATTAAGTGGTGTTACAGCCATGACAGCGGTATTACCTGTTGGCGCTACTAAGCTAGGGCTTTCTTTAACAGGATCATCAGAAGATCAGTTAGATGCTTATCGAAGATCCTTTGCATGGCCATGGGATAAGAATGCTACATTAATACCTGTTAAGACAGATAAAGATGGGAATGTTCTTGAAGTAATTAATGGCTCTTATACTTTCCCTTATGATTACTTATCTCGCGTAGCGTTTGGTGTACAGAATGCAATCAATAATGGAGTGCGTTCTGAAAAAGAATTAAATGAAATTGCAATGGATCTAATGGACACTGTCGTTTTAGATTTCTTTGAGCCATTCTTTGGCGAATCTATGATCACTGAAAGGCTATTAGATTTAGGAGCTAGGGGAGGCAAGACTAGATTTGGTACTTCAATATATAACCCAGAAGATAATCTAGGGGAAAAAGCATGGGGTGGAATTACTCATGTTGTTAATGGATTAATCCCTCAAATGTCTCCAGTAGAATTTGACACTAAAATTCCTATATGGGAGTCAACAGGGTTTGATGCGCCATGGCGTTCTTTGAAGTACGGAGACCTCCCTCAGTCATTGCTAGTAGAAAGCAAACTAATTGATCCTAAGTATCGAGTTTCTGAAAGAGGCAAGCAGTTAGATTTCTTTAACGAAATGGGACAAGCCGCATCTGGTGTCAAAACAATTAAAATGGATGTTAAAAGAAGTTTAGGATATAAAGCTGAAGAAGCTAAAGCTCAGATTCTCGCAGCTAATGAAGACTATAGAAGATTAAAAAAAGCGTATGGTCCTCGTATACCAGAAGAAGCATTAGCTGCTTATAAGAAAGCTAATGAAAGAAGATACAAAGCATTAAGAGATTTATCTGTTGCTTTAGATGATGCAAAGCTTTTAGGGCTTGGTGACCAAGAAATTGCTAAAGTTTTAAGAGAAAAGAAAGTTCCAGATTGGAGATCAGTTCTTGCTCATAGATTCATTCCTTACAAACCGCCGACTTCAGTTACACGCGGAGCATACGAAGCAAGTGAAACTAAAATAAGAAATGTTATCCCTGTTGGTGATATACAAGATCAAATGAATAAAATATATAGAGAGGAAGTAAGGTTCCCCTCTCCCCCTCCAAGGCAACCAAGGCCGCAGCCACTACCGGAAACAATAAAACAAAATGTTCCTTCATTATTTAATCGAGCTGGTCAGGCATTGAGAGATGTGGAAATAGATAAACTCATGGGGACAGATTGAGGTTTAAAAGAAAGTCCAAATACAAAGCGATCAAGGTTGAGTACGATGGCATTGTGTTTGATTCCAAACTGGAAGGCGCTCGATACAAGATCCTCAAAGCATTAGAGAACAGCGGTCATATTACTGATCTAGAAGTACAAACTCCTTACGAATGCTGGGTAGAAGGAACTAAGATATGCAAGTACATTGCTGACTTCCGGTACAAAGTAAATGGTGAGACAGTGGTAGAGGATACCAAGGGAGTGCTCACTCAGGTATTTAAACTAAAGAAAAAATTAGTGGAAGCCCTGTACCCTGGAACGGTAATAGTAATAGTAAAAGACCCAAGAGCAGAAGTAATACCCGCGAAGATAGCTTAAAACGGAATGGTCGTTTCATCCTTAACTTCGACATACGTTCCATCAAATTCATTTCTAATAGGCTCCATATTCTCAATCATTTCTAGATCAAACTTAGCCTTAGATAACTCTCGCATCTCACAACTACTATAACGATACTCGCCTCTCTTGCTAGAGATCACATTAAAGATCTTCTTGATACCCACCCGATAAGCAATCTCATCCTCATTGCTTTCATCAGGTAAGTAGTCAGCATTAACTAAGGCTGGTATCCACAAATGATCATCACACCCAGCATGCTGCTCTTCAAAAGTCAAAGCTCTTTTACTCCTTGAGCAATACCATGTCGCTCCATGACTTTCTACAACAGGTTTTGAATTTATACAATTGCGGCAGTTAACAGATTGTGGTAAGCGTCTTTTGAAATAAACATCCTGATACACAGAGCTTTCATTCTTCATACGCCAATCACTCTCGGCCCTTGAGGGAGGTGGAGGTGTGTCGCTACATATAATCCTCTTGGCTTTTTCTTGGGCCTTCTCCCATATAGAAAGATCGAATGGAATAATCTCAGAATATATCTCGCTAGTGTTTTTATTTACCACTACCACTAAAGCGTGTGTTAGACTGAGCGCACCCATGTAGCAATGGATTTGCCAACGATAAGTTTCACTCCAACCCCCGTAATCTCTCTCTTTCTGGAGCTGTTTAAAACGCTTATCGTTGGCACTTTTTATTTCCAATAGAACAATCTTCTCTTCATCAGGCTCTGGGAATACCCCTCTCAATAATCCATCACACGATCCTGCAAAGTGTCCACCAAGAAGTGACGCACTAAACTGATTGCCATCCTGGTCTTCAGCAGCTACAGATATTACTTTGGTGCGCTTAATATCATCCACAACCTGCTCTTCAATGCGGTGTCCTAGGTTAAATAATCTCAACATGCGCCCCTCGAAACTGGAATTAAGGCAGTGTCTGAACCCTAACCAAAGCTTTCTTTCATCGTCATCCCCTATGCCACTCATGCCTAGGTGATTACGGTATCGAGTCTCTAACTCAACAATCTTTTCATCTATCTGGTCAAAAATTTGCGTTGACAACATTCCAGTATTTCCCTTCTTTTCTAACTACAATTTCGCGGATACTATCAAATACCCCACTATTAATTAATTCGACAGCTTCATGAACTGTATCGGGCTCATAACCTTTTTCTCTGGTTAATGTGCTCCATTTTCTGTGAGCAGCAAGACCAGCTTTACCAGACATACCAATCATCAATGGCAAACTGTAAGGATAGTAACTGTCATAAGTCATGAACTTAACTTTGCAATAGAGATTACCATTAGCCGATACGGTAGCTTCTGCTAGTACGTTGCTGACTCTTCTGGTTTCTTCTTTAACTTCAGCTTCTTTTAATTCATCAGACAGGACATAACCTTGAGCAGCTTCATGGGAAGTCGCTACATCTTTATCGCTTGTCTCTTTATTAAGCTCTATCTCTTCTTCTTCCATGGGCGCTGGCTTAGGTTTGGCATCCCCGCATTCCAAGCAAGTCTTATCATCCCAATCGTTTACCCTGAGACATGAATCACATATCCATATCTTGTCTCTTTCTTCTTCACCCTCAGACACAGGAGATGGTTTGGCAGTATCTATACAGCCATGACGCTGCATGTTCTCGCCGTAATCCAACAACAAACAATCCGTCTTATCTCCCCAGGTTCTCATGCCTCGACCGCATATCTGCACATACAATCCTAATGACTTTGTGGGCCTCAACACTACGACACAATCTGTTCTTGGTGCATCCCACCCCTCAGTGAGCACAGCCACATTACACAATACATTTATCTTTCCTGACTCGAAGTCTTTCAGTATTTGTTTGCGTTCTTTAGCTGGAGTCTCCGCTGTAATAGCCTCCGCCTTAATGCCACTCTCTTTAAGATACATACACATCTTGTAAGCGTGAGCGACAGTGACACAAAAGAAAACTGAACTAGTCCTTCCTTTACTAAACGCCTTATCAACCCAGTCATCTATGATTGAAACAATGGTTTGATCCTCCATTGCAATCACTTCAAGATCAGACTCTCGATAGTCCCCACCTTTAAACTTTACTCTGGCGCTTGAGGCATCTATAACAGCACTGTCAGCTACTGCAAATGCTGATAATCTGCACAGATACCCTTGATCAATTAAATCTGGAATCGTTACCTGATGTGCTACACCACCGAAATAATGATCTTCCATGCCATAGATATATCCTTGTCCCATTCTGTATGGAGTAGCAGTAACACCCATGACATATGGCTCGCCTATCTCTTCTAGGTGACTAAGTATCTTTCTATATCTACTGCTTTTGTCAGGAGCTACATGATGCGCTTCATCAATCACAATCAGATCAAATGGCTCGCATGCTAATAATCTTTTCTTTGATGCAATAGTGTCCCTACTTGCTATAACAATAGGAGCCGTTGCATCGTATTCATTTAAGCTTGCAGCCATCACACTACAAGGAGCGCAAGGCCAAACACTAAGCAATTTGTCTCTGGCCTGACTAACCAACTCCTGTCTGTGAGCTAATATCAAAAACCTTTTCTTTGGATTGAGTTTAAATAACTCCTTTATCAGAGTTGCAAAGACTATGGTCTTTCCGCTGCCTGTTGGTAAAACCAATACTGGCTTGGTTAGTTGACTACCAAACCAGTATTTAATTTTATTAATGGATTCTTGTTGGTATTCGCGTAACTGCATTATTTTCTGCCCTAGTTAATCCAACATATACATCCGACCAATACTTAGAAGCCCATGAAGAAAGGTTTGGCTTTTCCAGAACCTTCATCACAGACTCTCTCTTTCTTTCGTAATCCATTAGCACCCCCTAATGTTTAATTATTTCCTCTTCTTCTACA